AGTATAAGGCACACGAAGTCCACTGGTTGGATTATTGTACTTAAATGTCGTGGGAGAAACTTCGGATATTTCATACACAAATTCAACCTTGTGAAGGTTTTTTATGTCGTCGGGTAAATTAGCAGTCATTTGAATTTTTACCTTATCTCCCTTCTTAAGTCCATGATTTGTTGCAGTAGTAATTTTAACTTTTCCGCCAACTTCTCCTTCTATTGTTGCGACGTTGCCAGTAACGCTCGCAACGCCAGAACCACTTCCAGTACCTCCAGCCAAACCTGTTCCTTTTGGTATCGTGTAGGTAAACTTTGGCAATGTAACAAATCTTTCATTTGTTCTTGCAAGGTATTCAACCAATGAAATATTGCAGGTAACTGCTGTTGCTTGCCCATTCCGATTTACTCTTGTTACCTGAAATGACATTGAATCTATATTCCATGTTTTTAAAGCTAGAGCAGAATGCACATTTAGGAAGTTAACGGGTCGTGCGTCAGTAGCAAAATCCTGCAAAAGAACAATATGTGAATCGACCGAAGCGTTAAGCGAGTCATATGGGATGGCTAATAAAAATTCAAAACTACATCTTTCAAGTTTTTGGGAGGTTGCGTCAACTAGTGGAAGATTTAAAGGTCTTGGAATTTCTGTATACAGAACCCCAGCTCCATCATGGGTAAATGTTGATATACCAAAGGGGAATTCATAGCTAAGTGCGGTCTGGGTTTGTCCATTAATGTTGGCTTGATACATTGAGCGTATTAATGTGCCGGTAGATACGACCGTTCCCGGCTTTCTGTCTCCGACTATTATTGATGTGGATACAGAGCGTCTGGTTCTAGAGATAGCCATTTAGTATCTTTCTCTGAAATTTCTTTGCGCTTTTTCAATTTCTTGAATTACTTGTCTTGCTATTTCTTGTGGAGACTGGTTTTGAGCTCCATAAACATTGACCGTTACCGGAGCTACGGCTACCCCACCACCACCAGACGACGAGCCATTCCTAGACGACACCCTTGTCGTACTCGTGTCTCCAAGTGGTGGAACAACATGCAGGTGTCTAGAACTAGCGGAACCATGGAACTCCGCAAACCCTCCAGAGTCAGAAATCATTTTTGCGTACTGGCCTAGGTTCTGGCCGGTGAGGTCATAAGCTCTTCCGGCTGCATGGTCGGAACTTGGAGAACCAAGACTCGTGGTCCTAAAAGCGCTTGTTATCTTTCTTGAACCAGTTAATGCTGAATCAAATCGAGAATGTGCGGAAAGCGTTCTACTCAAATTCCTTGAGGTTGACGTATCCCCAATCATTCCCCTTCTTGGACTACTTGTATCCATTGGCTTAACAAAACCAGCAGCAAGCATATCCGTCCACCATTGTGGTTGCGTTTCCCACCATTCTGGGCTTGAGTCAAATCCTGAAGCAATAGCATCCAAGAATTGTTGATGCAACTCTCCTGCTATTTTGTCAAGGCTTCCAGAGAGTATTGCTGCTTGCATGTTGTTTGTGGTCTCAAAAGTTTTTGCATCGTCTTGGGTAAACTGTGTACCAAATTTACTATTCATCAGCGCTACAATTTCTGCGCCAGTATTTACATTTGCCATATCTCCAGATAATAGGAATTTTTCAAACCCTTCTTGGTCAAATGTCCCACCGGTTATTGCTGATGCAATTCCCTCACTAAAACGGTTTCCGGCAATATCACCTCTTTTGAATTGAAAATCGCCAAGACCCATTAATCCGCTTATTCCTGGTGTTCCAATTTTTGAGGCATATCCTGAAGCTGCTGTTTCAAATGCAACCTGTGCGTTGCTTTGTCCACTGTACAAACGACCACCGATATTTTCAGTTTTTGTGTATGCGTTCTGTAGGCCTTTATTCCCAAAAAATGGAGATGTGGGGTCTGTAAACATTGAACCGTCTGCAAAACTTTTGAAAACTTCTAGTTGTTTCTTGGTGTCGTCTGGATACATCGATGAAACATAGTCGGACATTGTTTTTTCATAGTTCGCAAAATCATCCTGGGTTGCACCAGAACCAAGGTCTAATAAATCTTTTTCACTTGATTTCAAAGAATCGAATGCGTCACGTTTTGCTCTGATTTTGTCCAACTCATTTAAGGCTGTAGTTCTTATGTCCTGAATCGCATTCTTGATACTGTCGGCTGTTTGTCTCATTGCTAAGCCCATGTCTGTGAAATTGTCAATCACCGACCTTGATGAGTCAAAAAGGTCCACGCCGGTCGTTTTGGCTAATTTGAATATTTCGGCTCTTGATTTACCAGTGGCCAAAGTGAGTGCATTTACATTGTTTTCAAACTTTTTGTAAGCGTCACCTTGCATTGCCAAAGCCGTGCTATTAGATTCAAGTTGATTTATAAAAGCACCATCGTTCATATCAATAGCTTTTGCTTGGTCTTTATCTATTACGCCAGATTTGAGTAGGTAGTCCCTAACAGCACTATCTCCTGAGCCAGCACGAGACATTTCTATTGCTTTGTTGTATATTTTTTTGTCTCTATCAATTTTTGATGTAGCGGATAAAGTGCTTAGGGTGGGGTCGTTAAGAAGCGCTTCAATGGATTTTGCCCCTGTTGCCCTAACCATATCGTCAGCAATACCTTGAGCAATTTTTTTCCTTCTTGATTGAACTGTAAATATTCCGACTGCAGTTCCTATTGCAAAACCCAAAGCTTTTCCAATTGCTTGAGCCTGAGGTGGCAATCCAGCCGTAAGCATTGTGGAAATTTGTGCACCAGTAACACCACCAGCTATTGCTCCAGCTGCGTAATTAGTTGTCTTTGAAAGTACGCCGGCACCAGCGCCTATCATCGCTCCCCTTTTGCCAAAATACGAACCAGCAAGACCCATGTCAACTCCAGCTCGAGCCGTGTCGTTCCCTATTCTTGAAGTAACACCAGAAGCCGTAACCATCGAACCAAGCATGCCAAGACCAGGAGTAAAAGACCCTCTTAACCCAGCCTGAATAGCCTCAGTCCTGCCCGCCATTGCACCGCCAAATTTTTGTTTCATACCAAAAACTGCTGCTTGTCTGCCAGTTACGGTTTTTCCAGTAAGTGGGTTTGTGATACCACTCATTGCGTCTTGATAACCGGGTCCAGAAGCTCTGGTACTCAAGTCCCCCAGCTCCCCAGTTCTTGCAGCTTTTGCTAGTTGTTTATATGTGAGCTTGCTTAAAGATTTTCTTGCGGCTTTTGCTGCTCTTAGTTCCGTTTTAGTGGTTATTTCTTTTCCGGTAAATGGGTCAAACATTCCTTTCATTGCTTTGGTCATTCCGGTATTTTTATTTCTACCAGTTTGAGTTCTGTACATTTCGGTTGCCGTAATTGCCCCCTGATTTGAAACAGACAAAGGATTACCGCTCATAGCGGCTGTAATTCCTCCCGACATTTTTGTTCTAAAACTTCTTCCAGATGTAAACGCATCGGTAATTCTAGTTCTGGCTGAGCCAAAACCAAATTCTCCAAATAATGATTGTGATAGTGGTTGATATAAGGCGGCTTGCTGATACCCATATTTACTCGCAGTGGAAGGTCCTGTCTTTGCACCGATTCCACCGCGTCCTCTGTAACGACGTCTACCCTTGATACCCGCATACAACAAACCCATTGTTACTGCGGAGGATAAAATAGGACCCATTCCAGCATCAGTGGTGCCACTCTTTCCACCGCCTCCACCAAGTTTCCCGGTAAGACCAATAACCGCAGATAGTCCACGAACTAGTGCCGCTATGCCGTTTACGACTTGAGTTAGCACGGGAAGAGCTTCCGTAAATGCCACTTTCATTGCAGCAAAGAAATCAAAAAATGAGAATATCAAACCCTCAAGAGCATTTCCCCATTTTAAGAACTGTTCTTTGTTGTCTTCCGCAAGATACCCAAGTTGTTCGGCATTTCTGCCAAACCCTTTAAATATTGCAAGTATTGGTCCGGCAAATGTATCAATTATTATTTTTGAACCAGCTCTAAATTTATCCAAAGAATTAGCAAATTGCGCAAAAGATGCCCTAAGGTCAAAAAACGTTTTTCTTAGCCAGTTGGCTCCGCCGCTTATTTTGGGCAAATATTCCCTTAGGAGTTTTACGGCAAAATTTTCAATTGTGTTTCCAATTGTTATTAAACCGGGCAACATTGTTCCTGTTGCAAAACCGCTTATTATTCCTTCAGTTCTTCTAAACATATTTCTAAAATTTTTATAAAAAGACTCAAGAACATCTTTTGCTGGTTCTAAAAGTTTTCTACCAAAATCGGTTAGTTGAACAACTATATCCGTCATAAACATCTGGAACTGACCAACAAGTGTTTCTTGCATCTTGTAGTTTCCGCCCACACCTGCACTGCTGGCCAGTTGCCCACTCGAAAGAGCTGCAAGTATCGAGCTTGATGATTTGTTTTTTTGCCCGGCAACAGCTTTTGCAAACTCAGGACTAACAGCCTGAGCGGCTGCTGTAGCTTTTGAATCAACCTTTTTTGCTTTTGTTACCAGACCAATGAACTGAGAAAGGCTTTGGAATGCTTTTTTAGGGTCTTCTGCAGTAGTCGTAAAATCAAGTGCCCCAGAAAGTGCTTTTCTTTGAGCGGCTCCAACCGGTGCCTGTTTTGCCATTGCTGTATAGGCTTGACTCAATGCAACAACACCCATTGTCGCAAGAGAAGTATCTTTCGCAAAATTCCTCATTGCGCTTGACGACTGTTCCATTCCATCACCAAGGTCGCTAACTCCCTTGTAACTAAATGCCGTCATTGCTGCTTGGTATTCCTGAAATGCAGCTAGTCCTATTCCAATCGCCGCAGTAACCGACGCAAGTGCTCCGGCGAGTAACCCTAGGGAAGCCTGATACGCCTTAACCGTTAATCTTCCAAGTGTATATAACGCATTAACCGATGCCAATGTTGCAGCTGTTATTACAAATTCTATGCCCAACGCAATAACAGTCCAAAATAGTGCTCTTGTGGATTTGTTCAAAAAACCCAAGAGTTTGGTTGATGTCATCGTTTGGTTGTTGAAATTCTTTGTTGCTCTAGCCGCACCCACTGCTCCACCGGAGTAAGACGCAAAAGAGGAACTTGTCTTATTTAGAGACTTGCTAAATTTATTAGAATTTGTTGAACCATCGCCCATTGCGCCATTAAGTGCGTTCACCTGTGCAAGCGCAGACGCAAAATCTTTCTTGCTTGTGGTTACATTTATTTTGATTGTTGCGCGTGCGTCAGCCACGGATTACCTCAGAATAACAATAGGAGGACACACCTAGTTTAGCGTGATTCGCTCTCCGCACGTTTACGGTCTGCCTCAATTACTTTTGCGCACGCATACCTAATCAACCACTCATCTGGTTCCGAGTTAAGTATTACGATTGGGTCTGTTCCCCACAGTTCGCCAAGCCTGGCTGCTGCGGCCACTCGAGGGTCTTCGGAAAGTTCCTCTATGACCGCTTCGTAGGGTTTTCTGTAGCCTCCGCGGTTATTGTGTCGCCAAAGCCACAAGCTTCAATGATTGCAAGGGCTGCTGCCTCAGCATGAGCATCCAAGCCAAAAAATTTCTGAACTGCGTCTGGAACCGCTTTTGTTGTTTCTGTCATGGCTAGGATTATGGATGAACCAAATGTGCATGGCCATCCATCATCAAGAACTTCTTCGCCGTTTAAAAACACGCCTTTTGTGGTTTGACCCACAACAGTACAAGCAAACTTTGTTGCATCCATTCCCTTCGGGGAATCTCCGCCACACTGTTTCTGCCACGCCCTCATTTGCTGCTGGGTGACATTTGGACTGACGAGCAACTTAACGCCTGGGCGTTCTGGAACCTCAATAAAAACTTCTGCCCGCTCCACCTTTTTGGCAATAACGGACTTTAATTGATTGAGTATAGTTTCTTCTTGAATTTCTTTAGGAGCTGATTTTTCTGTCATGCCCAAAATCTAGCACACGCCCAATGCCTAGTGGCAGATGTGTTTTTATGCGAACGAGTAAGTATCAAGAGCGACATCTGCAGGACCCTTGTTCACTGAGAACGTGAGCGCAAATGTTGCTGGAGCACCAGAAGAAGAGTCTCCATCTGGCTCTGTCATGCCGACCAAGAGGCAGTTTGCGTATGCCCTGTCAGGCTTACCCGAAGAAACATCACAGTTTAGATAAAAAATAGTCACATTATAAAAAGCTACACCAACAAACTGGCGAAGCTTATTCAAGGTTCCCCTCTCCAAATCATCCCAGTGCTTGGTTAGAGTAATGTCTCCGACTTCGGATGGGGCACAAAGTAGTTCAGGAAACTTCTCTCCACCGACATAGATTTTTTCTACGGCGGCGGTTATCTCCCCACCCGAAACTTGGGCAAAATATCCAGTAAGTTCTGGATGGACCGTTGGAAGAACCGGTGAAATTTTTGCCAATATTTGACGCTGGGAATGTTTAGACATTATAATTTTCCTCCGTTTAACCTAGCGAAGCTGTAAGGTTTGATTTTGTGATTTCGACTTCAATAGTGTCACCTATGCTTGACACTCTTGCGCCGACCTTAGCTTTAACCACTCCCGTGGCAAGCTGTGAAATTGGGTTGATTGCGTCATTGACCTGAACTGTGTAACCAGAGTCAATAAGTTTTCCGTTTCCGTCATACAACGCAAACAGTCCACCAGATTTTGCAATTGGGTCAAGCACATTGATTAGCACGGCTGCAACCTCGCCGAACAAACTTCCTCTGCCGTCAATCACCGAGAACACAAGTGATTCAAGCCCCATCTGGGCTTGATTAACTATATCATTGAGTGTTTCTCTGGCGTTAATATATCTAAAGTTGTCTGTATCTGACGAAGCTGAACGTGCACCATAAATTCTTACAGTTCCGGCAATAATTCTAATTGGGTTGATATAGACAAGGTTCAAAGCATCAGACTGAGTTGATGAAATTGTTGTCTGAACTCCAGTTGCAAAACGTGCAACACTCTTGATGCCTGCATACGCGTTCCATGAGCCAAGCAGGTTGTGCACTGCAGCTCTCTTGGCAGCAACATAGGCTTCGCAGGGAACAGAAATTGTCAAATTGCCTCTTGGGATTTTTACCCAAGGATAGAACCATGCGGCGCTTTCGGCACCATCGCTATCTTCGTAGGTTGAAGTTACGCTCAAAACATCGTTAACCGTGTCGTCTTTGTCAAAACCAAGCAAAGCAATTCTATTGTTTGTTTTTGCGTGGGCAATCAATGCCTCATAAACAGTTTGTGTGTAAAATCCGGGAGCTGCTACAGCACCAGGTCCAAGTGTTGGGATGAAAGCATCAATGGCGGTTAAGACGTTTGCGTCTGTGACCGTAGTTCCGTCGCTTCCTGAGGTGAATACCAATCTAGATGCGGACGTAACTACTGCTGGAAGCGTATTGTTTGCTCCAGCCACAGCTGTTACATATAGGGCCGCAACTGTACTATTGTTGATTTCATCAACCAACTCAGCTCTTGTTGTGCAGGTTGGAGTTGAGTAGACAAGGTCATCGTCTGAGAAAATACGAACTCTGGCATTTGTTCCTGCTGTTGGTTGGGTGACTTCTACTTCAAGAACTCCCGAGTGCGGCCATGTGCCTTCGCCCGAAGCAATCAGGGTTATGGATGTTCCAGAGGTACCTGGAACTGCACAGGATGCACTTGTTGCATCAGATGGGATTACTCTTGAAATATAGGCTCGTGAGCCACCTTCTTCAAAGAACATTTGTACTGATTCGTGCACATAACCAGAAGATGTGTATCCGCCGTATATTGCGTTGTAATCGGAAAGACTGGTGATTAACTTTGCATCACCCTCTGGACCTTTTTCGGTTACACCAGCTAGAAACAAAGTCGATGTAGGTGAAGCAGTAGTAGCTACCGAACCTGTTCTTACTGCCGTGGTGAGTACGATGCCCGCCATTTGTTACTCCTTTGGTTTTTGCCTAGAATTTCTTAAGTTCTTTAACCATAGCGATGATACCACCATAGTAGAACCTTTTTGGCAACTCATTTTTACAAACTTTATTTCTAAGCTACCTATATATATTAGCGTGTCGGACAACATTTCCCATGAGGAGACCGCCCGCCCGAAAAAATACTTTCTGGTTTATTTTTTTGTTTTTTTAGTATTTTGTTGACGACAACCCTTAGGGAGAAATCGCTATCGTCCACCGAAAATTCGATTAATTGGAAAATGCCCTTAGATATCTGCTTGATTACCGTAATATCAAATGGGTTAACTGCCGCGTAGGAGTCAGGAGACATGTAGTTGCCCTCAGAGTCTGCCACCACAGTCCGTCCAGATATGTTTTTTACCTGAATCATTCCAGCAAATCTTTGTGGCAAAACCGGGTATTCCTCGCCCAATTCTTCAAAATTACTCATTTAGATACCAACTTGAAGGACTTTGCCATTCAAGGTCAATTTCTGAAACCACACCCAGATTGTCTCTTTCTATCGTTTCTTCAATTCTCAAATCATAAGAAATATATGCACCAGCAAGATATCTGTCGCCTTTTAGTAGGGTTAATTCGGAGTACTCTTCATTAATCGAGGATTCTTCGATTAATGCTTCTCTCTCTGGGTTTGACCTTTGCAAGCATGGATGGTCCATCAGAGAAGACCTAACAACCGTAGTGAGCCTGTCTCTCATCAGGGTGGTGTCTTGAGCGCCGTCGCTACGTGCCCACACATATGTGCGCATTGCGTAAATAACATTGTATTCAGGATTGTTTGTTGAGCTGAATCCAGTACGAGCTAAAGACTTTGTTGACAATGCAACAGTTATTATTGTTGGCCATTTGTCCATAGCCAATGGTTCATAGGCAAATATATCCTCTATATCCGGAAGCTCACTTGTGCTGAGATTCCATGAGTTCCTATAACGATTCAGCCTAGTAGGCATCTCGGATATCAAATATTCGTTAACGAACTGCTTTGCATACTGTGGTCCATACATAACTTCTGCAGGCATCAGACACCAGGAACCTTGCTTATACCGGCAACATAGTTAGCAACTATCCCACTTGCAAATTCAGCAAAACCAACTGGTTCGTAAACAACTTGTCTTTTTGGCATTTTAAAAGTTCCAGTTTGGTGAAATCTTGCGTAAGGTATTGCTGTGCCAATTTCAAAAGATGTTGCTGTTTCATTTTGAACTAATGGTGTTATGGTCAGTGACTCCATCAATGCGCCAGTCCTAACCATTGTTGGGGCACCTGGAAAACGTATTGATTTCCATGCAGCATACTTTGCATCAAGTGGTTTCCAGCCACCAACAGGCAATCCGTTTGTTGCGAAGTTTGCAGCATTCATTGCCTGTACCTGTTTTTTTAAAACCGGAAATACTGGAGAAGTAAATGAACCCCTGGTGCCTATTTCCGCAAGCATTTCGTAGGCTTCGGAAAAGTCTGGTTCAAATTCAACTCGTGAACCACCCGGCCTGCTTGAGCCAATAGAATCAATAGAATTCTCTAAAGCCTTAAATTCCCCAATTACTTTTAACAATGATTTTTTATCAAAATCAGTGTCAAGTTTTAAAGAGCGGTAAATCTGTCTTGGAGAATCCATTATGCAATTCGTCTTCTCTTGTAAGACTTCATTGCTGCTAATTCTTTTTCAAGGAACCCTGTTTCAAGAGGTGCAACATTTCTTGTATTTAAATCTTTTAGTCCAACAACATCGTCGTGCATGTTTTGAACTTCTCGAGAAGCAGCTCTCAGAATCATTAACTTAAACATTTTTATGGCAGAGCCGTCAAGCCCTCCGGTGTAAGTAATGCTTACGACGTCATTTGGGAATCCTCTATAAAGCTCAATACCGTATCTATGCACAGTGTAGTCATTGCCTGTGGCAGTGGCTAAGCCACCAGATACATATGAACCGGTGGCTCCAGCAGCATCACCAACTGTAAATGCTGTTGAAGTTACTGCTGTTATTTCTAATCCGCTAATCTGGAGAGTCGAAGGATTGATGTTTGAAACTGTAACTCTCTGACCAATGGTGAAGTCGTTGTCTGCGGTAAAAACGACCGAAGAACCACTAGCCGAAGCAGATGTTATCGTGGCTTTTTTTTGCATTGCTTCAGCGAGATTGACTGGAATGGAAGCCAAATTTGCAAGAGTAACCTTTTTTACATTTGTTATTGGTGAATTTCTTGCATAAATTATTTGTGATGGCTGAATATAATTAATACCATCATCGGTCGAACTCAGGCTATGGTCATAAAAAAAAGATGTTGCTGGCACGCCCTGGAAGTACGAAGGGATTACATGCTCCTCGGTTACTTCATTCTGCGTAACTGGTCTTCCAAGAAAAGCTTCAAGCTCACTCTCCAAACCAAGAAGTATCATCTCGACGGCATCTTCTTGTCTCTGGGTAAGAGAGATGTCCATGTATGTTTTTAATTCGGGTAAGCTGACTAGCATGTTTGAACTAGCCCCTTCCAGTTATCCGGCCTCTTGCCTCCGCGGCTAAATTGCGACCTTCGCCAGCCTGGGTCCTTTGTCTTGCGCCACGACCAAACTGAACCCTGTCTGCCAGTCTTCTTGCCGAATACGCAACAGCCCGTCTCCACCATGCTGGTTTTCTTTGTGGGGCAGGAGTTGGCACAGGAACCAGTTCGGCTCCTGTCTCCTCAAGCTCTGGAATAACATCCACAGCTTCTTCTGTAAGCTCTTCATCCTCTACATCCGACGGAAAATTCATTAGGACCTCCGGGTCAAATACTAGGAGTATTTTACACCAGCCACCGCAATAAAGCCGAAACTTACCTGTCGGCGTTTGGAGGACGCTCAAGGGAGGGCATTTCTGGCTGGCTTGGAGCCTCAATTGGTACCCATGCCCTCGAGTATGTGTGTTCTTTTATTTTTCGTTGCTTGATAACCGTTCCGTCAACCATTGCTGCAATTTCAGAATTACTCATAGTTAGCAGGTCTTTTATTTGCTCAATTGAGTACTTCTTTGAATGCACAACTGAGCGAATAAGGTTTGATAGGTGCTTGGTGACGACATCACCCCTGCCTCGATTGAGCCTCACATGCATGAGCATTGCATCTATCTCATCAACATTGACAATCACAATAGGAACCATGCCATTGCTCATCTTCTTTATTTGTTCTGACTGAGCGCACACCCACCTATGGAATCCATCAATTATTTTGAATGAATCTTTTTGAACAACAATTGGGCTAGTCCAGCCAAAATCCAATATTGAGCCGGCCAGAACCTTCAGGTCTGGTTTAAGAGTATGAGTGGACCGCCAGTCGGCTGGCTTCAGCTTCTCAATTTCAACCCAAGAAACATTATTTATTGGAGAATCAGTCATCTCTAAACCCTACATTTTCTCGTCGGTTATGTCAAGGGAGTCCATGTCAGCAAGTTCGGAGGCTTCTTTCATTGCAAGTGAGTAAGCCTTTGTTCCTGGTCCAATCGGGTGCGGAGAAGTTCCAATAAATTCGTGCATTAAAAGATTTCTAATCAGCCAATGGACAGGGTAGGAGAGCGGTTCTTTCATACTCTTCCTGCGGAAATCTGCGGAATAGGAAAAAGCTCGCTGGGCCAAACCTTTTGTAAGGATGTTTTCTTCAATGCACCGCCTGACCCCATCCCACCCACTTTTTGCATAACGCATTATGACCATCTCTATGTCGTAGTCTGGCCAAACTCTCCTCTGGGCATCTAGGTGTGGAAATATTTCCCAAAGTCGGTCATAGAATTCTGGTTCCGTTGCAACCACATCTCCTATTCGCCTAACAGCGACTGCGTGTAAAGGTATTCCCACACGGGTGTTGCTTCCTGTTGATGAAGCTAGGTCGTAGTACTCGCAATATGTTGCACCGTGCTCTTCGACAATGAATTTAAAAACATCATCGGTTGTCCAGTCGTAAATTGGCTTTGCAAAACGAAGCGGTATATTTCGTTTTGAACGATACGGTACAACTATATAATTCTCATGAAGTTTCTGCACCAGTGAGCGATAACGAATCATTGATTCATTTGCCCTAACGCCCATCACGAATGCAACTTTTCCCTTTTTACCTTGCATCGTGTAGTAGTCAATCGTCTGGGGTATTGGTTTGTTGGAGTCCAGACCGAAGTCTTCTGCGGTTATGGCCCATTCCGGCATCTCTCTGGCTAGGCGGCCCTCTCTAGCACGCTGAGCCGACCAGAGCAAACAATATTGCCGTCTCCCAAGCACCCAAACGTCTGTACCCATTGGCAAGCAGTACCACTCCATGTCAACCCAGTCGTAGTTTCTGACTTCTTCAACAAACTTCACAATTGTCGGGCTCAGCATTTCTTCGTCTCGAAAAATAACTTTTACCGGCCCAAGATTACGTTCTTCGTGTATTTCTTTTGCTAAGTAAAGTATTGCTGTTGAATCTTTGCCACCCGAAAACTGTATGCATACAGTGTCAAAGGTGTCGTATATGTGACGCATTCTCTCGCGCGCAGCATCAACACATGACATTGACAAAAACATCCGCTGCCTAGGCATTAGAAGTCCGCATGAGAACGAATAAAGTCAACAAGCTTTGCAGCTGTAGTGTCGCCGATATATCCAGGGTCATTTCGTATGTAGCGAATAAAGTCGTACCAGTCACGCTGTTGTGTTGAGTCATCAAAAACAAGTGTGTATTGAACCACGGCTTTTTCTCCGCCCTTCATATTTACAGCAGAGCTCCCACGGGTTACAGCTTCCATCTCGTTTACTTCGTCTGAAGCAACATAGATGTTTTCATCATTTGCGTTTTTCTCCACAGATGGAGAAACTTCATTCTGCGGCTTGAAAGGATTTACTTCTGGCGGAGCCACATAACCAGAACGATTGTCGTTTTTTGAACTTCTTATTTCGTCCACCGAAAGTGAAGCTATCTCAAAATCGTCCCAACCTAGATTGTCAAAAAGCTCAGCGTATTCGGAAGAAATACTGTTAATCATTTCTATCAACATTGATTGGTCTGTCTCACCAAGCTCTGATGTCTTGTTGTCGGCAAGCGCAAATGCAATTGCGGATTTGTCACTTCCGTCAAAATCAATACAAGCAAGCTCTGTCCATCCCATTTGTTTTGCAGCCGCAAGTCTGTGGTTTCCAGATATGACAGTAAATGTTGAATCGCCATTGTCTTTAACGACTATTGGGGTTACTTGTCCAAATTCTTTAAAAGAGGAAATAATCGCACCAACATCTCCACGTCGTGGATTGTTCTCAAGTTGACGCAATTGACTTATCGGTATTGTCATTCCAGATAGTGACGGATGTATGTTTTCGGTCATTTCTTCTTCTTTGTTTTTTCTTTGTTTTTAAGTATTGAGAATGAATAAGTTTTGTCGTTTGTAAGTTTTTCTGGGAACAACTTTTTGTTTTTCCTGCTCAGCCTCATACCTGCGCCCTGACATTTGCGTTGAGCGTCCTAAGAGCATCTATTGATGTACGAAGAGACAAGAGCTGTTCTCGTTTTGCTTTTACAAGACCTTCCGATATTTTGTAATCGTAGTTCTCGTCATTCATTTGATAGTCAGCCCATGCTTCTCGTTCTCTAATTGAGCCCTTTGCTCCAAGGTATGATTTTGCCCAGTTTGACCTGTAGGCTGCTTCTTTTTTTGCGGCATCAACCGCAAGAGTCTCAAATGCTTCTGTTTCTGTTTCAAGGGCAGAGACGAGACGCAAGAGCTCTTCTTCAACTTCGACCTGGCTAATCGGGCTATTTCTGCTCAATGTTTTTCCTTTACCTAGTAGTTGGTGTCCAGTCAAGGCTTTCAAGCGCTGACATGTTTAGTTTAGGCCAATCAAACCGCTGTTGTCCATAGTGAACCAAACCTATTTCTTCTAAAATCCAGGCATCACACATATCGTCCGCTCCGGGGCCACTCCAGACGATTCCCGTTTTTGCAGATATGGATGAAACAACTTCCGATTTGGCCGCATTACCCCTACCGGTTGCAAATTTTGCCCTAACGGTGGGTGGAACCTCTACGAACTCAAAACCGGATTTCAGTAAACAGAATCTAACAACCCCGCCAAGCTCACCTATGGAGAAGGCCTGTCCACTTCTGGACGCAAAAGAGTAACCCTCAATTACGACAGTGTCAACTTGATGTTTTGAGCATTTTTCTAAAATTTCGCTTGATATGTCAACAAGTCTTTGCGTTTTTTTATTCTTTGAAGATATGACACCGTATTCACCATCGCATGACCACCCGGTCGAAGTAAGCGATAGGTCCAGCCCTATTATCTTTCTATTCACTTAATTAAAACTACACCATAAAGCAAGAAGCCACTGTGATTTTTTTCCACAGTGGCAAATCCAAGTAAAGGATATTTCTTGCAACGGTTTCCCGTTTAGAAATGGACCACCCCCTCACTAAGTCGTATGAGGAAATTTTATACCAAACTATATTTATAGAAACTGGTAATAAATATAGGAATTCTATTAATTGTTTACACGCAAGAACCGGGTGCCACACTTTGCTTCGTGCACCCGGCCCTCGCGCCTATAACGGTCCTAAGGATTACAACAATACACCAAAACCAAATATAAAAAACGTTAAATATAAACAAATTTTTTGTGCAGTTCTATTCAAATCAAACTGCCTCATGTATACTTTTTTTTGTACCCAATTCAATATAGGAGCAAAAATGTCAACAGCAATACTCGCACCGACAACCATCACATTAACAATTCCTGGTGGACTAGCAACAAGCAGCATCGTCACGATGGCTATGCCGTTTGCTGGTGTTATCACTGGCGCTACCGTCGCAGTCACCACAGCCCCAGTAGGTTCAGCACTTACCGCAGACCTTAAAGTCGGTTCTGATGTAGCAGCAGCCTTCTCAATCGCAGCAGCAGGAACTTCAGACGCAGGCACGCTTACTGCAGTCAACTGCGACTTCGCTGAAGGTGACCTCGTGAGCCTCGATGTCTCAGCTGTTGGTTCAAGCACCGCTGGTTCAAACATGACAGTTGCATTCACGGTTGAGAGCTAAATAAGCTTTAATTATAAAAAGCACCTCATCCGATATGGGTGAGGTGCTTTTTTTTACCCTAAAAACAGCGGGATGTTAATTTTCCCAGCCATGCTTTGCTAAACCCAAGTCAAAAGCTAGTTGGGGATAATTTCCTATTCTCGTGTGACATGGTCTGCAAACGCAAATTATATTTTCTTCATCTAAAATTGAACCGCCCTGGGAGCGTCGTTTGAGTTCATGCAAGTCGGATGATTGATTGCGTTTATACATTTTTTTTTCATCGTGTTCAGCAAAAACCGGACATGCTTCGCACCATGGTTTTTCTTCTAGAAGTCGAACGACGAGCTTTCTCCTCTCGACATATTCTTTTTCTTTTTTAGCAGACCTATATCTCAATTAAGTTTGCCTCGTCGTATTCGATTTCTTCAAAATTCCATCGGCCATTTAGAACTTCCCACAAAGCCTCGTCATATGGAGTCGGCTCAATATCGTTTTCGTTTAGTTCTTTTCTATGCCTGATTATAGCTTGCCTACACATAATCAATATGTCATCTTCCGACGAAACTCCATCCTCAGGCATGGAAATAAACTCGGCTACTTCATTTAACTTTCGCAACACATGGCCCCTGAACTTTTCAATCTTGCGTTTTTGCCCAAGATAATGATGCATTGATTCTGCAAGAAGCTTGGACCCATCCTCCCCAAGTGCAGAATACTGCTCCGTATCAGACTCCATGTCGCCTTCTATTTCTTCTACCTGCTCATTAAGGTTTGACAATAGAGCATCAAGACACCTAGACCAGCGTTTTAAATTTTGCGACTCACGCAAGAACTGACGCTGATTATCGTTTACGTTGTTTTTTATGTCCTGAGCAACCAAGTGCGCAAAAGCGTCATCGCTCATCATGTGATAAACGGTATTCATTTAATCTCCTTATTTTTTATTCCAATATTCACATAGGTCTCGCTTGAAATAACACCAGTTACAGAGAACGGCAGGTATTGCTTCCCATTGATTTGCATCAAAAGAATTTCCTATTTTGATTCCAACATCCTCAACCATTTTAGATACCTTTTCAGCATCTTCTTCTGTATATTTTTGAGAAAATTTAGTTCCATCTTTTAGGTACAGAAGCTCGACTAGGTCTATTTTGACATCTTTTGTATCCGCCAAAACTATTGCGTAAATCAGCAGCTGAGTAAATTTGTCTCCGACATATCTAGCTTTTGGAGTTTTTCCTGTTTTGTAATCAGAAATTGTTGTCAGCCCATCAATGGTTGACCACCTATCAATATATCCCTTGATGTTGAAACCGCCAATACTTCCGTTGAGTTCAGTTTCCACTCCAGACGGAATTACGTCAACCGGTGATTCAACTTTAAAAATATTTTCAAGACACCACCAGGAGTTCCACCTAAAAGTGTTCAGTCCATCTTTTATAAACGGAGTGACTTTTTCTTCCCATTCTCCACTTGTCCAGACAGAGGAACTAACATTTTTTAATGTAGCAACACCCCTGTTTACTGGTTCAACATTTAGATAAAAATACTCAAGGACATCGTGAACAAAATTACCCATCAGCGTTGCTTCTGTTGGTGGTTCTGAGAGCTTATTAACCCTGGAGTACTTGTACTTCAATGGACATTGAACATACGTTGATATTGAAGATGGTGATAAGTACGGAGGTAGCTCGTATGGCAGTTCAGTGGTGGTTATCACTTTGCTTCCGATGCCAACTGCCCATTGAACTCAATTTTTACAACAGTCTCAATAAGGAAAATCATCTGCTCGTTTGTGAGACTGGCTGCGTTGCTTGGCACCGGAGCATTGTTGCTATATGTCTCCCAATCTTTACGAAGAGTTGTTTTTTGTTCTGGTGTCATTTTTTTTGTCATTGACATGAATTTGCTCCACATCTCAAGCTTCTCGGTATCTACTGGTTCCGCAGGTCGCAAAACCTCAGCGTCCATTACCTGCTCAATTTCAATTGCGTCTTCGCTTCGAGCAAGATACAAACCGATTCCAAATGTTTGCACAGCCTTTTTGAATGCATCAGACACTGCACCTTTTACCTCATCGCCGTAATCAACAGCAAGACCGGTTGCCTTTATCCGCTTGATTTTTTGGCCACCAACACCGTCCCTAGTGACTTCGTCGCCATCAATGGTTGCAACCACTGTCACATGTGCGACGACTGAGTCACCAATTTCAACAAAGCTTTGGACTTTCAGCGACCATTTTCCAACACCAACAACCTTATTCATCCTGTTAACCACTTCGCTAACTGGGATGTAGGTCAAAGAAGTTCCACCCTTATTGAGTGTGCGCTCCATTTCTTGTGGGAATGGTTCTGTAAAAAGTTGATAAATTTCGTTGCTCATCATTTTGCCTTTCGGATAATTATGCTTGTTTTTACTTCGTCTGAAACCTGACAGTAATTGTCTGCGTTGATACCAATTTTTGATAATTCTTTTATTCGCCAATAAGAGGGCTGGACAAAACGTAGCAGCTGAGAAGCGATGTCGTCAATGGTCGAATTCATTTCACCTGAGTCAAGGTCGGTTGACATCTCAACGAGCCTACGTGTAACGATTGATGCTAGTCCATCGTGGTCCCAGGATTTGCGGTCACTACCAGATTTCTTTTCAATAGTGGTTCCATCACCTAAGGAAATCATTGGGACGGAGCCCATCTTGTCCGCAACTATTTTTGCAGCCGTGTCGTAGACGGATGAAATTTCCTGCTTGAGAAAATTCAAAATCGTGAGAGATGTACACAATTCTTCAATATCTACGCCCTGTTCCCTGGCGGCCGAAAAATTCCTATCAACATCCATAAGTTTCTTGGATATTTCCGAAACCTGGGCGGCCAACTGCTCTGCATTAAAAATTACTTCAGTATCCATTTTTCCTCTTTTTTAATAGGGGTGTAATCTGTATTAGATGATGATACTGGTAGGACGACGATAAGGCAAGCCCAAACCAGCTAAAAATGTAAAAGCTCCAACAGCCGAGTCAACCTGGTCATCGTGGTCACAGGCTTCAGGAAAGGATGACATTTCGTCAAGCCAATCGCTCAACCATGGACCACGCACAACCCTGACATTCCCGTTGGCTACGGCTGCAGCGAACGGTCGAGCCCTAGTTAGTTTGTCACCAGTTGAGCGAATTCCCATGAAATCATAACCCTGGAGTATATATCTTGCGTATTGGTCAACCAGCGCCTTGCCGGAGGAGCCTGGTTCCTGCTCCATTCTGATTGACACATTTGGCCCGTCTTCCGCTGCGGTTTGGGCTATCATTTGCTCAACCTTGTCGCCCTTTACCCTTGCTTTTTTGACATCTAGGACATAGGCAACCCCGGAGTCATACAGCACCAATGTTCCTACGGTCCAGTCAGGGTTTGGGTTGCTACCAGAAGGTTCTGTTGCAGCAAGGTCCCAGAACCTAACAGCCCTAGCATTCCCGCCAACTGGAGGGACCTCTGATTGGTCAATTATCACAAAGGATGTTCTGTCAAAAAGGCTTCCTAGGGTTGTGGCCCACCAGTCACCCTCCTCCAATCGTCTTCTTTCAATTGGGTCAAGAGCTGCGAGCGCCTGTCTGTATGATTCTGGGTCAACACCTGGGTTGTCGGTAAGAAGAGATGGAACAAAAATTCTTCCAGCATCCACTCCTTCAACTATGAATCTCTGCCTAACCCAGTTGGGGGCAGGGTTTGATGCAGAACGCATTCTCAGTGGGACCTTGGAGAGCTCGCCACTTTTGGGTCTTCTAAGTCTGGAAAACAAATACCTGTAATCAGACTCACGTATTTCAGTCACCTCGTCCATACCGATAAACTGGAACTCGGAACCCTTGTATCTGAGGTAGTCGTTGGTGTTATTTAGGTAACCAAATGAGATTCTTGCCCCAGATGGGAATGTTGCCACATATGTGTTGTTGTTCCAACTTATCTCCTCAACCCCGCCGACCCATGATTTGAATCGGTCCATGAGGGCCCCAGGAAGAGAAAGGTCCGAATATGTTCTTCTAAAAAGAATGGCCGAATAACCTGGCACATCCACATACTGCATTGCCGCCATAAGCAGAGCACTGCTCTTACCACCACCAGCAGCACCTCCAAAAAACGCTTCTAGCGCATATGTTCTTAGGAATACTTTCTGGGTAATAGATGGCGTTTCAGGGCAAAAATAAGGTTTTCTTGGTTCTAGGTATTCTAAAACTTTTTGCCAGTTTGTCATTGTCGTCCAAGTCGATTAGTCGTGCTAAGTTTAGATTACTATGGCACAAGCTAATCCTAGCGAAAAAAAGTTTCAAAAAATGACAAAAGCAATAGGCATTTTTGCTTCAAAAATGACCCAAAGGAATACCATCGCCAACATATTGATTGCTTCATTTATACTGTTTGTGAGCGTAGGAACATTTTTAATATCTCCACCAGCTGGTTTTATTACTTTTGGTGTTGCTTGTGGTGCAGTCGGAATCTTACTTGGGATGGAGTAAAAGTACATAATGCCTTGGAACCCATCGCAAAATAAGTCAGTTGACCAGTCGCAACAAAAGTCCGCACTTGGACCAGGAGCGCCGGTTGCGTTCAACCCTTCAATGGTTGGTAAGCCCTACAGGGACTCGTGGGATATTGAAAGAGCGTACCGTGAAGGTTTCCAAAAGGTAACTTGGGTTAATAGGTGCATAGATGCAATTGCAGGAAATCAATCAAGATTGCCAGCTATTTTGCGGGAGAACAATAGTCCAAATGGAAAAATTATTCGAGAGTCAGATGAGAGCATCCTCAACTTACTAAACACCAAATCAAACATGGGTGAGAACTCATTTGTTTTTAGATACAGGCTCTCATCTCAATTGCTTATGTCGTCCCGTGGGGCATTCATTGAAAAAGTAAGAGGCAGAGATGGTCAGCTAATTGCGCTGCAACTTTTGCCACCGCAACACACTGCTCCAATACCTTGTCCGAAAAGATTTGTTTCAGGTTTTGAAGTTGATATGCGCAATGGCACAAAAGTAATTCTCAAACCAGAAGATGTTGTGTGGATTAGAAAACC